GGGCGAGATGTTCACGCCGTTCGACAAGTCGCGAGCGCGGGCCACGCCGACTGCGGTTCCGCCACGGTTGTGCTCGTCACGCCACGCAAGCCCCTTCGCGGCTTCGTCGCGGACGCCACCCGGCGGCGTGAAGTCGATGTGGTCATACTTAGCCGCCACGCTTCCGCCCCTTTCGCTTCGGCTTGCTGTATGCCTTCTCCTCGACCGGCGGCGGCTCGGGCAGCGGGTCGATCTTCGTGAGCGTCGCCACCTTGTGCCCGACCTGCGTCTCGGTCGCCCGCCATCCGCCGCTCACCTCTTCGTACACCGTGATGAGTGCGGCAGGATCTTCCTCGGTCGCGTCGATCTTGAAGTCGGTGCCGGGGATGTCCAGCGTGCCGTAGTCCATCACATGGTCGATCCGCCCGCGAGCACGCCCGCCCGACGAATCCCACGACACGAAGTCACCTTCGGCCACGGCGGCGGGGGCGGCACGCTGCTCGTCGTTTTCGATGACGGGCGGTTCCGGCGGCACGGCGTCGCGCTGCCCGGATTGCGGCGGCAAAGCAATCGGCGTCGTGTTCGTGCCGGCGATGATGGCATTGACCGTCGAGGCTGGCACGCCTGGGAACGCGGCGGCGATGATTGCCTTCGCCCCCATCTCGTTCAGGAGCCCGGCGTTGTATTGAGCCACAATTTCCAAGAGGCTGGAAACCTGGGCACCGTTGAGCGAAACGTCGGCGATCTGCGGAGCTTCGGGCTGCGCCGGCTCGGCAGGGGCCGCCCCACCTTCCGCAGCCGCCACGCCGCCTTCGACCGCCTGGCCGTCGATGCCGCTGCCGGGCTCCTGCTGCGCGAGCACGTCCTCGACAGAAGGCGGTGCCCCGAGCGTCCCCATATTCAGCGGGCGATAGCGGACGCTGCCGCCTTCGACCGGGTCCATGTTTTCGAGTTCGCGGATCTCGTCTGTATTGAGAGCGCCGATCTCCCAGAGCGATCGCATGAACGACGCCCGACTCGCCGCGTCGCCCCGAAGGAGCCCGCGAATATCGAACTCCACGAGGTAGCGGTCGTCCGAGATGAGATCACGGGTGCACGCAGACTCGAATCGACGCAGCCACGGCAGGATCGTGTGAGTCACGAACTCGATGTCGGCTTGCGGGCTGCCGGTACCAAGCCCGAGCAAATGCCCTGGCACGCGGAAAAGTCGGGCGATCTCTCGCAACTGATACTCGCGGAGCTCTAGGTACTGCGCGTCGCTGTTGCTCGATTGCGGCAACTGGTACGGCTTCAGCCCGCCCGTGAGCACCGCCGTTTTCCCGGCGTTCGACGGGCCACCGTGCCGGCGGTCCCACTGGTTCGCCAGCGTCTCGCGAGCCTCGGCGTTGAGATTGCCGTCGGTCGAGAGCACAAAGCCCGGCCGGGCACCGTTCGCGAAGAATCGAGCACCGTGGATTTCGCACGCTCTCGCCAACGCGATCGCTTCCTTGCACTCCTCGACGATCCGCATCCCGTTCAAGCCGTCATCTGACGGGCCGCGAATCTGGAGGATCTGGTCGTTCGAGTAGATCGCCTCCGAGCCCTTGTCCTCGCGGTAGCGGTAGCGGATCGCTCCGTTCTCGACGCGCTCGATCTTCATGCGACTCGGATGGAGCGGCACGATCTGCCCGGCCTTGAGTTCGGAGAACGCGTCGCCCCAAAGACCAACGTGGAACACCGCTTGCTCACGCCACTCGAAGCTCGTCTGCCAGCCGTTCGGCTGCGCATGCAGTTGACGGTACAGCGGCAGCTCGCGGGCGATCCGCTTCCCGCCGCCCGGCGTCCGCTCGAGCACGTGGAGCGGGAGGGCCGCGACGGTCTCTGCGATCACGCGGAGGCAGGAGAACACGGCGGCGACTTGGTGAGCGTTGTTTGAGTCGATCCGCACGCCAGCGGCGGAACGCGAACCGGCGTCCTCGTCCCACATACGCTCCTCGCCTGGGAGCCAGAGGATACGGTGCTGGGAGTTCGAGGCGATCATAGGAAGAAGATCTCGGGGGCTGCGGATTGCTGTTCGTTGCCAACCCAAGTTCCGATGGCTTGGCACAACGCCACGATGCCGTCGATTCGCTCGGTGGACTTTGCCTTGCTCGGGAAGATGTTGCCGTAGCGATCCTCGTGAACGGCGACGTTTCCGGCGCACCACGACAGCACTGGATGCCCTGCGTGGCGGATTTTTCCGTTGCTGATCAAGTTCTCCAGAGCCTTGGCAGGCGCGCTCATGGCGCGACCGCCCTGCGGAAATCCTCGCACCTCAACCCCATCCCCTTGCAGCATATTAGCGATCATTTGGCCGTTGAACTTCAAGTCGACAGCCAACTGCCGCACGCCGTATTGCTGGCAAATCTCGCCGATGTCGCGGTGCAACACGGTGTAGTCGGTGACGTTGCCGTCAGTGGCACGAATGTGCCCGTCCCGAATCCAATCGGTGTACGGCACCTTGTCCCGCTGGCTCCGCTCGACGGCGTTCGCCTCGGGAATCCAGAAGAACGGCAGCACGTCGATGCTCCCGTCCTCAGGGTCGGGGCAGATAAGAACGAGGGCCGTAAGGTCGTAGGTGGTGGCGAGGTCGAGTCCCGCGAACACGGGCCGGTCGCCGAAGTCGCGGAGCGGCACAGAACCTTGCTGCCACGTTTCCGGCGACAGCCACCGAACGTCGGAAGAGGTCCACGTATTGAGCCGGTATCTCAAAAAAGAATTCAATTTAGTTGGCGACTGCTCAGCCTCTTTGGCGTCGAGGGCGAAGTCGCCCGGCTTGATTGTCACGCCCCACGATGGGTTGGCCTGCGGCCACACGTCAGGGTCTTTCCAATCGGCGTCCTGCTCCATCTCGTAGATGCAAGAAAAGAACGTCGGGTCGTGTTTCCAGTTTGCTGCAACCGCCTTCGCGTACTGATACTGCTCGTAGCAGATGCCTTTGCGGTCGTAGCCTGCCGTCGTGATGGAGCAGAGTAGGGGTTGCTCGCGGGCCGCACCGCCGTAGCGCAGGGCATCCCACAAGCGACGATCTTTTTGGGCGTGTAGCTCGTCAAACAAAAGCCCGTGAATATTGAGCCCTTCGGCACGGAACGCATCGGCAGACAGCACGCGATAGAACGACGCTTCCTTGCGGTACGCAATCGTGCGGCGGGAGTCGATGACTTCCAGCACGCGGGAAAGGTTTGGCGAGGCTCGCACCATGCTCGCCGCCTCTCGGTAGACCACAGAGGCTTGTTCACGATCCGCAGCCGCGCCGTAGACTTCGGCTCCGTTCTCGCCGTCCATGACGAGCAGATAGAGGCCGATGCCTGCGAGCAGCGTAGACTTGCCTTGCTTCTTCGCGGTCGAGATGTACGCGACGCGGTAGCGGCGGGTGTTGTCGGCGAGCCGTTTCCAGCCGAACAACTCGCCGATCATTACCGTCTGCCACTCAAGCAGCGTGAACGGCTGGCCCGCGTGCTTGCCCTTGGAGTGCCGCAGCCACTCCTCGAAGAATCCGATGGCGTGCCGCGCGGCTTCGGGGTCGAAGTAGTAATCAAGCCCCTGGCGAACGGCGTCGCTTCGCAGCGTAGGCGGCAACCGGGTCTGTATCTGCGTTTCCATTCGTCGTGGATACCTGTGACCGGCTGCTCGGAGTCATGCCGAACTCTTGCTCGATCCGCAGCATCGCAGCGTGGTGGCGGTGCATCTGCGTGGCCCACGGAGCGACTTGCGTGTATTTGATTCGCAGCCTGCCGTCGGTGCGGTTCGGGTCTGGCTCCCAGTGCGTGTATTCCTCGCCTGCGACCTTCACCTTCTCATAGCAGGCAAGGTACAAAACCGTCTCGATGCAGTACCGCGTCAACGTCGGCACGTCGGCCTCGGTCAGCACTCGCATCCGCGAGAGCGTCTGCACCGCTTCTTTCCAGACTTCGATGCTCTTGCCGTCGAGGGTCTTCGGCGGAGGGAAGTCCTGCGGCATGAGGGCAGGCGTCGGCTCGTCGGACGGCAGCGAATCCTTCGACGGGTTGCCGCGAATGTATTTGAGGATCGACGGCTCGGGGGCAGGGCCGCGCTTGCCCATGTC